AGATAGAATATAAGATGATTCATTTTAATTTTGCTCGTTGTAATTAGTGAGTAGGTATGAATAAAATTGAATTGATACAGAAAAAGACTGATTGGGTTAAGAGAGAACTTCTGAAGATACATAGAATAGCTCCTGGGATTCGTTTGGCTTCTTCCCTATCCTGTATTGAAATTCTTACTACTCTCTACTATGGGGGAATTATTAAGTTTGATCCAAATAATCTTTTTTGGGAGAATAGAGATAGATTCATTGTCAGCAAAGCACATGGATCTATTGCACTTTATCCTATTTTTGCAGATTTAGGTTATTTCTCTATGGACCAATTATCTCTGGTTGGAAAGCCTGGAGGTATTTTAGCAGATATTCCAGACTGCTCAATTCCTGGGTATGAAACTATGAATGGTGCATTGGGGCATGGGCTTGGTGTAGCTTGTGGCATTGCTCTTGCACTCAAAAGGAAAAATAATAAAAATAAGGTATTTGTTTTATTGGGTGATGGAGAGCTTTTTGAAGGTGCTGTATGGGAAGCAATCATGTTTGCTGGTCATCACTGCCTTGACAACCTGATTCTAATTATTGATAACAACAAAATATCTATGTTGGATTACTGCAAAAATATTATTGATCTTGGGTCTTTAAGTAAAAAATTTGTAGATTTTGGATGGCAACCACTAGTTGTAGATGGACATAACATCAATGAATTATATAATATTTTACGTTTTTTTACAAAGGACCCATTGATATATAAAGATATTGTACCAAATGTGATTATTGCTGACACTGTAAAAGGCAAAGGGGTTCCTCGTTTAGAGACAGATTCACTTTGTCACATTAAATCGTTATCAACAGAAGAAATTGATCAATTATTATTAGAGGGGGAATAATGGGCAGGATAAATATTGGTGGTGGTAGGTGGTGTAGCGATGGAACAACAAGTGAAGGGATCGGGAAAAATAAATGTATTCAATGCGGAAGAAAAACAAATAAGCCATCTTGGTGTAGCCAGGAATGTGCGGATATTTATAATGGCGAAGCGCCAAGAAGGTCGGGCAATCCTGATGCTTTTTATTTAGATTCACCATACAAGAAAAAAGACCCAAGCCACGATTATAGATCAAATGAAGAAATTAGGGTATATGGTGAATAACCAACAAAGGATAGCTATGGAAACAATGAGAGATGCTTTTATTGAAAGACTCTATGATAATATGTTTGTAGATGATTCTATCTTTTTTGTAACAGCTGATTTGGGAGCACCTGCATTAGATAAGTTAAGGGCAGACTTCCCAGATAGGTTTATCAATGTTGGGATTGCAGAACAGAATTTAATTAATGTATCAGTGGGGCTTGCCCTGGAAGGCTTCAAAGTCTATACGTACTGTATTGCTCTCTTTTTAACTTTGCGTGCTTACGAACAGATCCGAACAAGCATCTCAATGTATACACAGATACGAAATCTCAATATCAATCTTATTGGTGTCGGAATAGGACTCAGCTACGACGTAGTGGGTCCAACACACCATTGCCTCGAAGATAGCTGTATTATGAATGTACTGCCTGGTTTCACTATTTTCACACCGAGTGATTCGGTTATGGCAGGTGAATTTGTTGCTTATACTTTGGCACACCCAGGTCCTAAATATATCAGGTTCGATGGGAAGCCACAACCTGATTTGTATATACCCGAAAATATTATTCCTTTTGGTGATGGTTTTTGTGAAGTACGAAAAGGAAAAGATGTGTGTATTATCTCAACTGGCTATATGACTCATTTAGCATTGGAAATAGCAGAGCGTTTAGTACAAGATGGCATTAGTGCTGGTGTAGTAGATCACTTTTTTCTAAAACCATTTAATGAAAAAAAACTTCTTGGAATTTTGAGTCGATATAAACATATTGTTACTATGGAAGAGGCATTTATTAATAAAGGAAGTCTTGATTCTGTTATTGAACATTTATGTTTCTCAAATAGACTTTTTATTGGGATGACTAAATTTGGGTTTGACGATAAATACGTGTTTGAAGTCGGTGATAGAAAACATCTACATAGAGTAAATAATTTGGACCAAGAAAGTATAGTTAACAAAATAAAACTTGATTTTGGGGAGAATTGATGGATATACTAATTGTAAAGCCTGGGTTACAAAAAGGTGTTTTTGGTGGTCTGGATGATTTTGCATTAACTGCGATTGAGCCGCCACTATGGGGGGCTATCCTTGCAGGGTATTTGCGTAAGCTTGGTTATGGTGTTGGAATAGTTGATCTTGAAATTGATCCATTACCCGATAAAATCGATACAAAACTTGTTATGATTTCTGTTTCTGGGCACAATCCATCAGCATCTACAATCTATATGGATGAAACTATTAGACTTGCAGCTGTAATTAAACAACAAAACCCAGAGGTGAGGATAATATTACACGGTCTGCATCCTTCTGCACTTCCTGCTCGTACTGTAATAGAGCCAAATATTGATTTTGTGTGCCAGGGAGAAGGGTTTGAAACTCTACCTGCTCTTATTGATATGTTACGAGAGGAAGGAGAGATAAAAAGTCTTCCTGGTTTATGGTATAACCCAAAAGGTGTGTTTCGTATAGTAGGGCCAAATCCACCGCCTCTATTGGACTTGTCCTTACTACCAATGCCTGCGTGGGATCTTCTTCCTATGACTAAATATCGTGATCATAATTGGCATTGTTTTGATGATATTAAAAATAGATCTCCTTATGTTGCAATTTATACCTCTCTTGGCTGCTCTTATAACTGCCTACGTGGGGACACTCTTATAAACACGATAGAAGGAATGATTCCTATTAAGGATATGGTAGGACGCAAAACTATTAAAGTTTTATCTCGTGATCCGAAGACAAATAATCCAGAATTCGTAGACGCAATTAATATTAGAAAAACACGTGCTAATGCTGAATTAGTTAGGGTTTCCTTTGATGATGGCACACATATAGACTGTACCCCAGATCATAAATTTAAAATTTTTAAGGGTGGGAATGGGCATACTAAGACTGTTGAATATGATGTGGAGGCTAAGGATTTGAAACCAAAACAGAGAGTTCGGGCAGTAAAATACAGAACCAATAAATATGGATATGTCGATTTGGAGTGGGGAAGAAGGAAAGCGGCTAAATTACATAGAGTAATCATGGAGGGTATTACGGGAATAGTTTTAACGAGAAAGGATGTCGTCCATCATCTTGATAAAGATAAACAAAATAATCATCCAAGTAATTTGAGTCTATGCAATATCCATAACCATGTCCCTTTATTCCATCCTGAAATATCAGAGAGGATGAAGAAGTCTAACCCATCATTTGGTCTCCCACATGAGCATTTTGTTGAGCTTGGTAAAATGCAGAAGGGGAAGGTTCGGAGCTTTGAAGCTAGGGTTAAGTATAGGTTATCTAAACTTGGTGAAAAAAATCCAAATTATAAAGATGGGACTAGCACATTAGAAAACACTGGGCTGGAAAGTAGGTTGTGTGTGAACCATAAGATTGTGCGGGTTGATTTCCTGCTATTCAAAGAGGATGTTTATTGTATGGAAGTTCCGTCCCATCCTTGGTTTTATGCAAATAATGTATTGGTACACAATTGTTCTTTTTGTAACACCAATTCTTTATTTGGAAAGTCAGGAATCAGATACCGCCCTGTTTCTGCTGTTATAGATGAAATTGATTTTCTTGTTAAAAATTACGGTATTAGAAATATCAAGATTGCTGATGAATTGTTTTGTTTGAAAGAAGATCGTGTAGTTGCTATCTGTAATCAGATTATAGAGCGTGGTTACGATCTAAATATGTGGGCTTATGCTCGTATTGACACTATCACATTGTTAATGTTGGAAAAAATGAAAAAAGCAGGATTTAACCTTATAAGTTATGGAATTGAATCTGGTAGTAAACGTGTGTTACAACAAGCACATAAACAATATAATCCTAATTCAGTAATGAGTGTAGTTAAAATGACAAGAGATGCTGGTCTAATCCCACAAGGGAATTTCATTTTTGGTCTGCCGGAAGATGATTTTGGTAGTATGCAGCAAACATTAGAAATGGCATTTGCTATCGAAACAGAGTGGCCTAATTTCTATGTCGCAATGGCCTACCCTGGATCAAGGTTGTATACTGAAACAGACCCTTCCTTATTGCCTGCTAAATGGTCTGGATATTCTCAATATTCCTATGATTGCCAACCTCTACCCACTAAGTATTTAACACCTACAGAGGTCTTAGCTTTTAGGGACTATGCCTTTCACGCTTACTTTGAAAATCCAAAATACTTAAAAATGATGCAAGATAAATTTGGTACAAGTGTTGTTAGCCATATTAAAAATATGACTAAAATCAAACTAAAAAGGAAACTGTTGGGAGATTAATAGAATGAAAATAAACTGGCCTTTGATGGATAATAATATTATCCAAGATGATTTAGATGTTGTTATTAATTTTTTGAAAGGAACCCCAAGACTTACTCAGGGTGAACAGGTTATTGCTTTTGAAGAAGAATGGTCTAAATGGCTTGGAGTTAAATACAGTGTGTTTGTGAATTCTGGTGCTTCTGCTAACTTTATCACAATGCACCTTCTACGGGCTTCTGGTATAACTGGAAAAGCTGGAAAAGCTATTGTTCCAACACTGGCATGGGTATCTGATATTGCATCTACTCTTTCTGCTGGATTTGATCCTGTGTTTGTTGATATTGATCCTGATACTTTAGGTATGGATACAGGACAAATTATATCAAAAATAGATGAACAAACAAAGGTTATTTTTCTAACTCATGTACAAGGGTTCAATGCTTTGAATTGGACGTTGCTTGGAATATTAAATGAAAATAGAATCATTTTGATAGAAGATTGTTGTGAATCATATGGTGCTACTTTTAGTGGTAATAAGATTGGGACTTTTGGTTTAGTTTCCAATTTTTCTTTTTACTACGCACATCATATGAGCACAATTGAGGGAGGTATGATTTGCACTGACAACCAAGGGGTTTATGATATTGTGAGGATGTTGCGCTCTCATGGGATGAGTAGAGAAGCAAGATCAGGTAATATTCGTACTGATTTAGAAGAAATGTATAAAGACTCACTCACACCAGATTTCATCTTTGGCTACCCATCATTTAATTTCAGGAACACAGAGATCGGTGCTGTGATAGGAAGAAATCAACTAAAACGATTAGATAAAAATAACGCCAAACGTGTACATAATTTTGATGTGTTTCTACACTGTATTAATTCATCCAAATACAAAATTGATTTTGACATAGATGGTAATTGTAACTATGCTTTTCCGTTGATCTTGAAAGAAGCCAATGTTGCTTTTAGGGATAGACTTGAAATTGCTATGAAAGATGCAAATATTGAATTTCGTAGAGGCAGTTCAGGTGGTGGGAATCAATTAAGACAGCCTTATCTAAGCAACATTGATTGGAGTCCAGAAGACTACCCAAATGTTGAACATGTCCATTTCTTTGGTTATTATATTGGAAACTACCCAACATTAACAGATGATAGAATTATGGAGTTATGCAAGTTCTTGAATTCAGTTGAGTAATTATATCTTTCTTTATTTCTGCAGCCATATTTTGTGTATCCAACACGATAGTTGTATCCTGCATCATAGGCAAAATACATTCCATAACACGTTCTTCTAATATTTTACATCTAAGTCTCATTGTATTTTGATGTGTTTGGATGTTATCTTGCGGGTATTTTACAGGCAACTTCAATTTATAAATAGGTTCATACTGTTTATATAACTCATCTATAATTGCATGTTCAAATGCATCTTTTGCTAATTGCTCAACCCAGTGTAAAAGAACTGAACATTGATTTAGACAACTATCAAGTGTTGCTATTTTAAGTGGTATTGTTTGTTCAGTATGGTTAGTTTTGTCTATAAGAGAACACACTGCATGGTAAAAATATAGTTGGTTACGTACATGGTAAACCCAAATTGAAATGGGGTTTGGTGGCAAGTCTTCTATTTTCTCTATTTTAAATGGTCTGCTATGATGTCTGTAATAAAATGCAATACTATCTACAAAAGATGCTTTATGTTTACCCAAAAAGAATTTCGCTGCCCACAGACTATCCATATCAACTTGTAATGGTTCGCATGGCCACAGCGTTTGGTATACTTCTTTTCTAAACAATCCAAATATAAAAGGTAGTGTTTCCCTACTGTGAATGACTTTACAGAAATTCTCGTAATAATACGTTGAGTTATACACACCATCTTTGTTAGTAATAAGATCCTGCTCAACTTGGTTACCTGCATTAATATACCTACCATTAGTATACGCCATATCGACGCTTTCATTCATTTTTAATTCATTAGCTAATACTTTGATATAATGATAGTTTAGAAGATCATAAGCACATACTACTGTAATAAACTCACCTTGTGCCCCTAAGATGAGTTTATTAATGGCCCCCTCTGTTGATCTCTGTTGAGTATCAGTATATACTTTTATTCTATTATCCTGTTGCGCCATAGCTTTACAAACTTTTACTGTATTATCCGTAGACTGGTTATCCAAGATTAACAGTTCAAAATCTTTGTGTGTCTGGTGTACTATAGAATCCAGCATCTGTTGTAGAAAGTTTGCCGTTCCTACTGAATTATACACAGGTAATAGAATGCTTACTTTTGACATGATTACACTTCTTCTGCTTTTGGTGTTGCTGGAGTTGACGCTTTCTTTGTTTCAAAGTTATCAGCTCTTTGTTTTTGTTCTATTTCCTGTCTGATATCTTTGACTGCTCCTGGGTTAGTATCCTCTGTTAAAGCAAAATTTTCTTCTGTTAAATTGTCAATTGCTTCATAGATGACCAGTAATTTTTCATCTGCTAAATCAGGCAACATTCGTTTAGATATTACCTTAGCCATCTCTTTTTTGAAGTTGATTTCTGGTACTAGTTTATCAGACATAATAGCGTTTTCAAGGCCCTGAGATAAGTCATCAATACTAAAATCTTTGGATCTTGATATTCTAACATCTTTAAACCAACCATCCCTGCCCTGCCATTTGAGCCAGTATTTGATTATACCTAATTCAGTTTCAGTTAAATTCTCGCTCTTCTTTGATAGTACCAGACTTAACTGTTGGTACTCATACCTTAACGCCACACCAGATCGTACCTGATCACTTTTCTCATGTGCATGTATGCCAGATAAATGAGCTAGTTGGAAAACCTCGCTGATTTTCTTACTCATCCAGCTAAGTATTGCCTCAACAGGTTCAAGTACTTCCGACTCAAGCCAGTCTGGTTTTGTCCATTCGCCACCAACTGGGTCAGGGTCAAATTCAAGTATTGCAGTTACACCAACTTCATTATTAATTGGCGCACTTCCTTCCTTTTCCATCGGTCTACGTGCTTGTGGGAATCCGGCAAATTTAATAACTTCTTCCCCATAAGAGATATTCCGTATGATACTTGCAGTAATTCTGGAAATCTCTTTGATATCAGATACACCAATGTATGGATTGACAACACTCTTTATATTTTGAAACCAGAGAAAGGGTATTTCCCCTAATGGATTATCACCTGAATCTACCAAAATTGGTTCAGCACCACCAAGTACTGCATTGTATGGCTGTCCTGGTTCATCTGCATATTTATTGTCGCCTGGTTTTGGTTTGTAATCAGATGTATCCTTATGTTTATGTACATTAAATGGTGATGGGGCACCTTCAGGCAATTCCCATATCTCCCATTTATCTTGCCACCATAGTAAATACCTATTATCAAAATCCAACAGTTTTAAATAAGTCAAAGTTGGTCTATTAGTTACTGGATGCCGTTCGTGTTTCCAATCGAGTATATTTGGTAATGTAAATAAAGCGCAGTAGGGGTACACACCTTGTTCAATATCATCTTTTAACACTTCACTTGTACTATTTGGTTTATCGATTAAAACACCCACTGCTCCATAAATAGCAGCCATCTTCTGTGCCTCATTAAGAAACACATCAAAATTAGTCCCATATAAGTCAGCGTCTTTGAGAAACATTTTCCATAATTCATTCTCTGCTAATGCGCCTAAATCTCTCACTGCTGGCTTTTCTGTTAAATAGAAATTAAATAGATCAATAACTATACTGGAATAATTGAAGCATATGCCTTCATCTTGTCTTGCACGCCAGTTTGAATCACTTTCTCTTTGATGTTTTTGTAAACTGTAGTCAATAAAGGGGGTTCCTCCTGAATATGCAAGACCGAAAAAAGCCCAATTTTTAATATATTCCGCATGAACTTCGTGCGTTTGTTGTAGTGTAGCGATATCCATTGTTTTGTTCTCCTCAAAGTTTAAATTGTTATTATTTCCAATATAATTTATTTGGGGGTCTACGAACATATCTTGTTTTATTTGCCACCCAGTTTAAAAACTGTGAAACACTATCTGTGATATCATCAGGTCCATAAGAAGGGAATAAACAAAGTTGGTCTTTTGTCTCTTCCAACCAGTGTGCTGTAGTTGGTAAATATACTTTACCTGATTCGAATTGTCCAGACACAGCATCTAGTCGTATGGCTTTACTTAGATTTTTTGTTGATATTTCAATGACAGGTATTGTTGTTTCTCTTTTAAGGTGTTGTATAAGAGATGTTCCTGATCCCCTATCTTCTATAAGATGTGCTGATGGGGTTGGGTTGTGATTTTCATGCAACTCTTTGACTTTTTTAACTAAAGTAGGAAACTCCATTTTTTTGTTACATACGTCAATTAAGTAATAGCCATTTTTTGCAACAACCCATACAGTTCCTGCAGTTGGATCATGTAGTTCATCTTCTTTTTGTGCTGTATCCCAACTTACAACTACTTTTATAATTTCTTCTTCTGGTGGTAATTCCGTATAATAATTTAACCAGTCGTATTTGATTATGCCTCCTTCTCGCACAATTGGTTGTTGTTGGTAAAGAGATTCCCAGTTATAAGATTTTTGTACTGCTTTGATATTATCTAACATTTTTCGTGTGTACATACTAGGGCATATAGCTTCACCAACTTTTCTTCCTAATATATCATTTTCTTCTGCTACTGCCTTTAATTCAATAATTGTCCAGTTTTCAAAGGGGTATTCATTGAGTACATGACCTGTCAAATCGTCCAAATGCCATCTGGTATTTATGATTATAATACTTCCATCTGGCCTAAGCCTTGTGTATAAGACAGCTTTATACCATTCCTTGACTTTAGCACGGGCTATCTTTGATTCAGCATCTTCACGACCTTTGAAGGGGTCATCAACCAAAAATATATTTGAGCCACGGCCTGTGCCAGTAGAAGATAGTCCGATACTATAATAATGCCCTCTTTGTTCTGTTGCAACATGCTTTGATGATTTGATATCTGGGGATACTGTGCAATTTGGGAATACTGCTCTGTGAATTGATCCTTTAAATTGATCTCTTACTACAGCACCAACTTCGTTTGCTCTTTCTTGGTTGTAAGTAGCTGATATTATTTTCCAATCAGGGTGTCTACCAATGACCCATGGAGGGAAGAATTCTGAGGTAAGCATCGTGTTATGTACAACGATATTTTGTATGGTAAATGAGCGATCTTCTTCTACTAATAGACATCTACATTTTTGTTTACCCGTATTTTTAATTGATGTAATTGTATCTGGCAAATAATAGGGAGAGTTTGCTTCCTGGTTGGAATGGTATTCCACATCTGATTTTCGTACTATAGCAAGTGAATCGTTTACATTTAATTTTCCTGCCTCTACCCATCCACTAATAGTTAAAAAAGGATGGTCTTTAGCCGAACATGGGTTTCTACCAGAACGTGTATTTAATTGTATTGTTGGTAAATAACCTTGTTTATAAACTTTTAGAACTTTTCTTGGTCTACGTTTATGTGTTATTACATAGTCTCCAACACAGACATCTTTTAATTTTTTGTAACTCCCATCCCTCATTAATACTGGTTCTTCTTCCCAACAGGGCTTCCCATGTTGTGGAGGGGCACTAATCAGAAGTCTTCTGATGCGACCAGCTTCAACAGCTTCTAAAGCTGATGCAATAAGTTCATGCATAGGTTCAGCACGATACTTTGGGTATTGCATACCTATGTAACTTAATAAACTTGAGCTTGCTACCTGGTATGGAGTTATATTATCTTTATTTGATTGTTTCATATTCAGCATCCATTGTATTTGGATCATCTAGTCCAAGTATTTTATCATACTTACCACGATCTACCTGTTGTCCACGTACAATTGCATCAAGTTGGGCTTGGTCGAGTTTATGCACATGCTCCATTCTTCCTTCTATTTTTTGTGGTTGTTCAATATGTGCATGTCTTCGAAAGTCATTTGTTTTTTGTAGATGTATCTTAGATGCGTATATTGTTGCTGGCATATTTCCACCATCTATTAAATCAAATAATTTATCTTCAACCCAATCCTCTTTTTCATCTTGAAGTGCTTCTATTTCTGCTCTAAAATCTGGATTTTTTTTGTACCAATCACTTACAACAGCTCTTTTCATTCCCATAGCATCACATGTATTTGTGACGTTAAAGCGGTTGGCTCTAAACTCCTCCAAAAATTTTTTTTGTTTTTCTTGCAATTTAGTAGCTGCAACAGCTGAATGTATTTCTATACGTTCTGCAAGTCTGGGGCGGGTAAGATGTTGGAGGCTTTTATACTCTTTTTTAAACCCAAAATCGGTTTTCTGCCAATAGCCAATGCTTTTGGAGGTAAGATCTTTTGCTATTTCTGCAAGAGCTGATACTATTGAATGCTCTGGATTAGCATATATCTCCAGAAATTGTTTTTTCTGCTCTTCGTCATGCTCGTGCTTCTTATCCCAGTCTGCTTTTTTCTTACCTTTTTTTATAAATCGTAGCTCTTCAAATTCAGCTGCGAATCCTGCATCTGATTCAGTCCATTTATAAACATGTTGGCGAGTAAATCCAACTATTTTCACAGCTTTGTTTATGGACATTCCCTCTTTTCTGTACTCAATCATAAATTTTTCTTGTAGAGCATCTTTTTCTTTATCAGTGAGTTTTAATTTTCTTTTTTTCTTGTTTATTCTCTGTGGAGGGATAATTCCTTTTAATTCTTTTGGCATCTTTGGCATGGCATTTCGCCTCATTTCGTTGATTTTATGGCTTTTATTCCAAATAAATAAAAAAATCTTTTCCAACTATTTTAAATAGTTAGTTCTGTTTATGGCTTATTTTGGTACTTCCCATGAAAAAAAGACTTGACTTTTCCATAAAAGTATGGTATGTTATTTGGCAGTACCATATCATACTAAAAAAAGGATGTCAAGCTTTATTTTTAATTTTAAGGAAAGGGGGGGCATAATCACATATCTTGGTAAAGGTTCCATAATGTTCGGCGGAGGAATCGCCGCTGTTTTAGGGCGTGGGCAACGCCTTGTGCATAGCACAGAAGCCGTCTGCTTTAACTGACGGAGTAGTCACCACATATTGGAATATATAATGGTTGGATAAATTTAAAAACAGTCTGGAAAGACGAGGGTAGGAAGATGGCAATTAAGCCACTCAGTAATAAAACAAATTTAAAAATAGCCTGGAAAGGCAAGGAGTAGTAAAATGGCATTAGTATATAAATCATTGGAAGATGGTTCTGGAATCAAAATGGATGAAAATGGAGATCCTTTGGTTGTCGATGATGAAAAAGATGAAAAAGAATTTGGTGTAAGGGCACTTGATCTCTATAACAAAATTCCTGCATTACAGGCGGAAGCCAAAGCATATAGGGAAGAGCGTGATAAACATAAAACAAAAGCGGAAGCATTTGGAGAATTGGACCCAGAAGAGGCTGTTGCTAAATTGAAAGCTCTTGGTGACCTAGATATAGAGGAAGCAAGAGCAGCATTAGATACTGTTGCTAATTTAGGAGATGCCGACAGAGAAATAAGCGCCGAAATTGACAAGGCAAAAAAAGCAACTGCTGATGGGTATAAAACCAAAATCCGTGATATCGATGAAGCGTGGAGTAGAAAAGCACAAGTTTTGAAAGAAACTGTGTCAGTTAAAGATGCTTCAATTCGTAGGTTACTAATTAAAGGTGCTTTTGATAGTAGTGTTTTCATTAAAGACCAAACAGTATTGCCATCCGAAATTGCTTATAACACTTTTGGTAAGTATTTTCAAATTGATGAGGATACTTTAAAGGTATCTGCTATTGGTTATGACGGTGAAAAGGTTTTTAGTGTTGCTAATCCTGGTGAATTTGCTTCTCCAGAAGAAGCTATTGAACTACTCATCGAGCGTTATCCACAGAGAGATAGTATTATGCGTACCACATCAGGTGGTTCTGGTGCTGGGGGAAATACAAGTTCTAATAGCGCAAAGAAACAACAGCTAAAAGCACTTGTGGGAATGGCGCCGGCAGCACGTTTAAATGAGTTAAGACGCATCAATGCTCAGTAATTTTGGAAAAAAGCACTGTGGCCTGAGAGAACCACTCTGAAGTATTAGTTTTTTATATTTTTATTTGTGTTATTATTAACTTTAAATTTTTATGGAGGTATTTTTCATGGCTTTATCATTAATTGAATCTGCCAAATTGGCACTTGGAAGAGATGAGACTCTCAAGGCTACCGTGATGGAACTGTATGCAAAAAGTTCTGATCTTTTACAGTATATGCCTTTTGAAAGCATTTCTGGTAACTCTATGGTTTTCAATAGGGAGCAAACGCTTCCTGCTGCTGGTTTTCGTGCCCTAAATGAAGCGTATACAGAAGGTTCTGGGACAGTAGATAGAGTAACCGAGGCACTGGCTGTTGCTGGTGGGGATCTTGATGTTGATGTTTTCCTTATCAAAACAGGTAATGCTGATCAGCGTGGTACACAAGAAGCAATGAAGATCAAAGCGCTGAGTCTTGCTATGACCAAAACTATTGTCAAAGGTGATGTTGGGACAACCCCGAAAGAGTTTGATGGTTTGCAAGAACGCTTGATTGGAAACCAGAAGATTGTTGCTGGAACCACCGGCGCTGGGGATAATCTTGAACTGACCTATTTGGACAAACTGATTGATGAGGTTGACGAACCTACTCATCTGCTTATGAACAAAACTATGCGTAGGCGACTGTCTGCTGCTGCAAGGCTGACCACTGTTGGTGGTTATATCACCTATGAGTTGGATGCCTTTGGTCGTAGGGTTACAAAGTATAACGATCTGCCTATCCTGATTGTTGATAAGGATAATAACTACGATGACATTATGCCGTTTACCGAGCTTTCCTCAGATGGCACCAGTGCTACTAGTACATCTATTTACTGCCTGTCTTTTGCAGAAAATGGTGTAGTTGGTTTACAGAATGGGGACATGGATGTTAGGGATATGGGTGAGATTGATACCAAACCCGTTTACCGTACCAGGATTGAATGGTATGTTTCTATGGCTATTCTGCGGGCAAGGGCTGCTGCCAGACTTTATGGTATTACTGATAGTGCTATAACTGCCTAATATAACCTTTAATATAGTGAGGTGAACAGATGGCTTATATGGATTTTTTAAAAAGTGCTAGGGGGCGAATCTATGATAGCCTCCTATTACTAAAAACCAAAGGTACTGTTGCCACTAGTATGGTAGGTGAATCCCCAGTAGGAACAGACAAGTACTTTGATACTGGTGGGGGTCGTACCCGTGGTGATGTGGTGTATAATGTATATGCCATAGGATCAACTCTTGCAACAAACACCCTTTTTGCATTAAGATTGCAAGGAAGTAAAAACAGCTCCTTTACCACAGGTGTTGATCTTGTAATCACTGAAATTGGTAAAGCCAATGTGCTTACAGGCAATTCAAGTCTGGCTACTAATGATGTTTTTGGTGTAGGCAGGTACATTGTACCTTTTACCAACGATTTTGATGACACTGTGTATAGGTACTTACGTCATTATGTTACTGTTGCTAACACTTTAGCAAGTGGTGTTCTCACAGCTAATCTTAATTTACAGTATGAGTGTTATCTCAGTGATATTAGAACCTAATTTAATAATAATCTTTGATATAGTGAGGTGGACAGATGGCTTATATGGATTTTTTAAAGAGTGCTAGAGGGCGGATTGTAGATGACCTCCTGATACTGAAGGCAAAAGGTACTGTTGCAACCAGTATGGTAGGGGAAGACCCTGTAGGAACGGGTAAGTACTATGATACTGGTGGGGGTCGTACCCGTGGTGATGTGGTTGTTAATATGTATAGTATGGGTAGTATTACTGAAACTACTCATATAAAAATGCGGTTGCAGGGAAGTAAAAACAGCTCCTTTACCACAGGTGTTGATCTCGCAATTACTGAACTTGGGGGTGCTAATGCTCTTAATACAGGCAGAAGCTCATTAGCAACAATAAACTCTGGCGTTGGCAGGTATATTGTGCCATTTACCAACGATTTTGATGACACAGTATATAGATACTTACGTCATTATATATCTGTTGACTTATTCACAGGTGCTACTGGTGTTCAGTACGAGGTTTATTTAAGCGACATTATAACCTAAAAAGACGGAGAAGCGTGATGGAAATCTCGGGGCAAAAAGTTACGCTATCTGTCTGTATGATGATAAAGAATGAAGAGCACAATTTAAAACGTTGTTTATCGTCATTAAATGGTATAGCTGACGAGCTGATAGTTGTTGATACGGGCTCGAACGATAGTAGTGTGTCTATTGCAGAATCGTTTGGGGCAAAAGTGTATCACCATCCATGGGAAAACGATTTTTCCAAGCACAGGAACCAGTCTATGGATTATGCATCTGGAGACTGGTTACTAATCTTTGATGCAGATGAAGAGCTGTTTGTAGAAGACTCTTTGTCTGCATCTGATTTAAGAAAGTGGCTTGGAAAAGTACCAGCCGATTGCCAATCCGTGGCAATCACTTTGCATGATATTCAAAAGAATATGCAAGCCATGCAATTTAATTCTGTGCGATTGTTTCGTAAAGGAGTAATGCGATACGAAGGCATCGTACACAACCAACCAAAAATACTTATTGGGAAACCAGAAGCTCTTTTCTGCCCAATAGTCTCTCTCAAACATTATGGGTATGATCTCACGCCTGAGCAGACAATCGCAAAACGTGCTAGAACTGAAGGTCTGCTGACTGAACGTTTAGAGAAAAACCCAGATGATGTAGTTGCAATGTTTTATCTTATTCAGGCGTACACTGCCTACAGTGAGTATAATAACGCAGCTATATATATTGAAAGATATGAAGAGACATCTGCACGAACAGGTGTTGCATTCAATGACTCTATTTATTGTACAGCATGCCATGTTTATCGTAAATTGATGGACAAAAAGAATGCTCAGAAATGGTTGCTTACTGGTTTGAAAGAGCACCCTAAAGATCTTGATTTGTTAATGTCTCTTACTGAATATGGTGTTTGGGTACAAGATATAAATTTACTTATACAAGGTGCGCGGGGATTTTTACAGGCGTATGATGATTATCAAAAAGACCCAATTGCAAGTGGGAATAGATTCACTTACGCAAACACACCTGAATCTGTGTCTTACTGTTTATTTCATTTATCTATGGCTACATTTCAACAAGGATGTCGTACATTAGATCAACTTAGTGTAGTTTTGTCCAAAACTAAAAGTGAATTTGATGGTGGCCTACGAAGAGATGTTGCTATGGTATTTAAAGAATTTGGTATGACTAAAAAAGGATGGAGTTTACAACCAGAAGAACAATCTAAAAAAGTAGCAAATTTAAATGCGTGGAGGTAAAAATAATGCCAATTGTGTATAAAAAAAGTACTGGTGAAGCTGTAACTGTTGTACATGCTATTGATGCAAAAGAGTATGTTGCTGGTGGGGCTTATTCTTGGGCTGATCCAACGAAGAAAACTGAACTGCCTGCAAAATCAGAGGCAAAACCAGCTGTAATCCCAACTGTTGCAGACAAGAAACCTGTTGTGGCTCCTATGGTGGTTGAAGAAAAACCTGTTGCAAAAGAAGATTTTAAACCTTCAATCAGAAAACCTATAGCTACACCCAAAAAGAGTTCTCGGATCATAAAAAAGTAGGTATAGTAAATGTCCTTAGACCCTTTTATAAGTTATCGTAATCTATCAACTAGTGGCTTAGAAGATGTCCCAGTAGTCCCAGAAGGCACTTATGCTGTTAAGCAAGGCTATATAAACAACTATGTGCTTGTTGCTAATGATGCTAATGCCATAGCAGTCCCAACAGATGCCAGATTTGTACTATTTAATGCTGACTCTGATATATGGGTAAAAATAGGTGGTGTTGCTGAGATACCTACTATTAATGTTACTGATGGAACTGGGTCTGAATTAAATCCAGCAATTCGTTATTTGGATACAGCTACTACTATTGGTATTATTTCTGAAAGTGCAACCAAGCTCAGCCTCATGTTCTACAAATAGGGGTAGTAATGGGTTTATACAATTATGCATCTAAGATAAATAGAATTGCAGAAGCTACCTCAACTACCTGTGGTTGTGTGCAAAAAGTGGCAGTGTCTGATGATATTGCTCAGAATATTTTGAACAATGTTTTGATTGAACTGAAGAAGATAACTCTCCATCTCAGTATTGTCAATGGGGAAACGATTAAAGATGTGGAGGTGGAGTAAATGGCTGTAATTAAAGATGGTACTGGTTCTGGATATGCAGCAAAGGTTGATTCATCACAGAAGTTGGATGTTTCTGCAAGGGCGAATGACAGAATCTACTATGCATCAAGGGATTCAGGGAAAGCGTTTGTTGTTCAGTTTGAATTGACACAAGCTGTTGATGGTGTAACTGAGGGGGTTGGGTATATTAAATATACTGGTAATGACCGTATAAATATAAAGCAAATTGCATTCACATCCGAAGATGCTGGCATAACAAAGTTTGGTGTGTGGAAAAGTCCTACCGTATCTGGTGGTGCAACTGCCATACCAACAAATCTGAACTTCGGTTCAAATATTACATCAGATACAACATGTAAAGAAGATAGTGATGGGACCACAGTGACAATAACAGGTGGTACATCTATATTTACATTAAGAACGAATGGTCCAGATACAAAAGTAGTTGAGTTTTTTGATGCTGTCATTATGGGACCAGACGATATTCTTGGGGTAAAAGGCAATGCTACAACAGCTACAAGCAAAGTTAGAGTGAATATAATGTTTGCTGAATCAGTGGAGTAGGAGGATGCTATGCTAATAGATGATGGCAAAGGAAGAGGCAATAGTGCTGGTGTAAGTGATGAGAATATGTTGACTACTTTGGCTATTACATCATCGCTAGAACATTATGTAAACCATACAAAAGGCAAAGCATTTAATTTATTATTTGGTGCTACTCCAGCTAGTACTGGTGATTGCTTTTTGTATGTTAAAAATACAAGTGATACTGACCTTGTTGCTGAAGGGTTTTCTATCAAACTTGCAACTAGTGAATATATAGATATAAAGCTTGGTGATATTGGTACACCATCAGGGGGAACCGACATCACTCCTGCAAATTTGAACAGTGGTAGTGGTGTAACTGCCACAGGTACATTCCAGAATGGTGCAGATATTACTGCCTTGAGTGGTGGCACAACGATTGAAAGATACTACCACCTTAATAGTGTGGCTAGTCTTTATACAAATTTTAACCAAGATATTGTTTTACAAAAGAATGGCGTGTTGACAATGTACGTACAAACTGGTGGAACCGCTTTAGCAGGAACATTGGTTTTTAATTACCATGATGATGAAGATTAAATGACTGATTGCGAACAATGCGGGACTTGCTGTTTATATGTAGAAGTGAAAATGCGAAACAACGCATTTGATAAGCAATGGATAGACTTTTTAAAAGTGACACGGCCAGACGGTTTCATTTTTACAAACGACAATAAAAACTTAAAGA